CTCGATCAGCGAGGTGGCAGCGTGAGCTCGAAAAAGCACCCCACATCCCGCCGCAACCCGTCAATCCCCAAGCCGATCGTGCTGACCACCGTGCAGGCGCCGCCCATGCGCCCCCTGCGCAAGGCCTTCAGCCGGCTCTCGATCCCCGTCCGGGAGGATGGCCGCGAGATCCAGATCGACCTGAACCGCACCTATCTGTGAGAACTGTCATGAACATCTACAACCGGTATTTCCGTGTCACCAGTGGGCCGCTGATGAACAAGGCGGCGGAGTTGGAAGCCGCAAACGCAGAGGCCCGCAAAGCCCTGATCGCATTCTGCAAGGAGATCGGCGCCGACGACGCGATGACGCATCGAGATGGCAGATGGGCGGGGTTCAGCTTTAGCAAAACGCCAGACCAGAAGGTGTGGAAGCAGCCCAACAGCTTTGGCGCCTACTGGCCACGTAAGAACACAGCGGGCGGCTGCGAGATGCTGTCACGAATCAAGGCGCTGCCGCGCATCGTGCCGGTCGCGTTTGCCCTCGAGGTGGTTGGTCTCTACCCCGACTTCCCGACACTGATCTCAGATCGGCGATGCCACTTCAACACCATGACGGGGGGCTCAAGTGTCGGGGTGGTGTTTGTCTCTGTGCCCTGGCGCGATACCGCCCCGGGTGAGATCGAAGACTACAAGCGCAATCGCGAGGCCGGAACACATATGTCTTGCGAGCTGGATCATCTTTGCTGGTCGCCCACTGCCGACATGGTGGAGCTGAAGCGGTGGGAGGTGGAACGGGAGATCGATGAGTTGAATGCGCGGCGGCAGTTGAAGAAAGAGGAGGTGGCTTCATGAAGCGCGAGACCTTCACCATCTTCCCCGACGATGTGCGCGAGATCCGCCACTTTCACCTGTTCTGTGGTCTCGGCGGCGGTGCAAAGGGCTTCAACAAGGCATCTCCCCGGGTCGGCAACATGGTCGGCAAGTTCCGCTGCATCGGTGGAGTCGACGTTGATACGCCTGCCATCCGTGACTTCGAGCGGCTGACCGGCGCCCGGGGCACCGTGCTGGATCTGTTCGACCGCAGCCAGTTCATCGATTTCCACGGCATGGAGCCGCCCGCCGGCTGGCGCGAGGCCACGTCAGCCGACATCTGCCACGCCGCAGGTAACGAGCGCCCCCACATCGTGTTCCTGTCGGCGCCGTGTAAGGGCTTCAGCGGCCTGCTCGCCGAGGAGAAGAGCAAGAGCGTCAAGTACATCGCGCTCAACCGCCTCACCCTGCGCGGCGTTTGGCTGATGCTGGAGGCCTGGAAGGACGACCCGCCCGAGCTGATCGTTTTCGAGAACGTCCCGAGGATCGCGACGCGCGGCCGCCATCTGCTGGACCAAATCGTGAGCCTGCTGCGCGCCTACGGCTACGCGGTGGCCGAGACCACGCACGATTGTGGCGAGCTCGGCGCGCTGCCGCAGAGCCGCAAGCGCTTCCTGCTGGTGGCACGCCACGTCGAAAAAGTGCCTCCATTTCTTTACGAGCCCGAGAAGAAGCGCCTGCAGGCGGTGGGCACCATGCTGGGCCGGATGCCGCTGCCGGGCGACCCCGCTGGCGGGCCGATGCACCGCGTGCCGCGCCTGCAGTGGAAGACCTTGGTACGCTTGGCCTTCGTCGAGGCCGGCAGCGACTGGCGCAGCCTGAACCGGCTGGCGGTGGAGAATGGGCATCTGCGGGATTACCTGATCGTGCCGGAGTACCACTCGGGCTATCTCGGCGTCGGTCGATGGGATGACCACACCGGCACCGTGCAGGGCCACAGCGGACCGACCAACGGCGCCTTTTCGATCGCGGATCCTCGCTTCGATCAGTCCGCCAAGTGGAAGGACGGCCAGGCCCTTGGCGTGCGCCAGTGGAGCGAGAGCACCGGCACTGTCGCCGGCCAGCAGGGGCCGCTGCAGGGGGCTTACAGCGTGGCCGATCCGCGCCACCAAGGCCCGGCCAAGCACTGCAACGAGTTCCGCATCGTTGAGTGGGCACGCGCTGCCGGCGCGGTGACCAGCGCGCACGGCTCTGGGCAGTGCGTGGCCGACCCGCGCCGCAGCGGTGACTGCTTCGGCAAGTACGCCGTTACCGAGTTCGACGCTGCAGCGGGTACCGTGATCTCCGGCAGCACCACCGGCCAAGGCGCCTACGCCGTCGCCGACCCCCGCCCCAACGGCATCCCACAGTCCGGCGACCACTACGTCACCGGTGGTCACTACGGAGTGGCCAGGTGGGATGAGCCGAGCGGCGCAGTCTCCGCCGCAGCCTGCCACGACAACGGCCGCTGGTCCGTCGCAGACCCGCGCATGCCTTCGCCGGCCGACAAGCTCGTGGCGGTGATCCGCGCCCTGGACGGCACTTGGCACCGCCCCTTCACCACCCTGGAACTCGCCGCCCTGCAAAGCCTGGTCGAACCCGAGGAACAGCTCGAACTCGACGGCCTCTCCGACAGCGCATGGCGCGAACGCATCGGCAACGCCGTCCCGCCTGCCGCCGCCGAGGCGATTGCCGGCGTGATGGGCACAACGCTGTTGCTGGCGTGGAGCGGTGAGACCTTCGTGCTGTCCGCGGCACCCATATGGGTGCGGCCGGTGGCGGTGGCGCTGAGCGTGGCGCAGGGTGGAGAGCAATGAGTGAAGCGCTACAGCAGATGCGGCGGTATCAGCGGGAGAAGGTGGCATGAAGACCTTCACTGAAGAGATCCTTTGGCACGACGTCACCGACGAACGGCCCGATGCAGACGCAACGGTACTTGTCCGCACTTTGGACCAGAGATCGGATCCAGTATGGCTTGGCTACCTGGATGGCGACCAGTGGCGCCGCGCTGATGGATGGCCGCTTGATGATGTGATCTTCTGGGCGGATATTCCTAGAGGGCCAGAGGGTGACTCCGCTTCCGGAGGCGTCATTTCATGACTCACCACGCCCGGCGCGCAGCCCGGTCTGCGCTGATTCGCTGGATGGCGGAGCGGCTGATGGACGAGCTGCTTGCCGAGGCTGCAGCCGCAACCCAGAATCAGCAACATGACCATGACAGCAGCCATCTACGCGCGGTTCAGCACCGACCGCCAGCGCGAAACCTCCCTCGATGACCAGGCTCGGGTCTGCAAGGCCCGCGCCGATTCCCTTGGACTTTGCGCCGTCACGCTGTACTGCGATGACGGCGTGTCCGGCTCTACTCCCGTTGCCCGCCGTCCCGAAGGCGCCCGTTTGTTGGCCGACGTGCTGGCCGGCCGAGTCTCGGCCCTATTGGTCGAAGGCCTGGACCGCCTTTCGCGCGATATGGTGGAGCAAGAGCGCATCGTCCGCCGGCTGGAGCATCGCGGCATCCGCATCATCGGTGTGGCCGATGGCTACGATTCCGAGGGGCCCGGCCGGAAGATTCACCGAACCATGCGCGGCTTGATCAACGAGATCTACTTGGATGACCTGCGCCACAAGACGCACCGCGGGCTGGCTGGCCAGCTCGAGCGCGGCGGCCACGCTGGTGGTGTGCCCTATGGCTACCGCAGCGTGCCGGCCGATGGCGTCCACGTGCTGCAGATCGACCAGGCGCAAGCCGCCGTGGTGCGCTGGATCTTCGATCGCTACGCGGACGGCTGGAGCTGCCAGCGCATCGCCGCCGATCTGAACGAACGCGCGGTACCAACCGCCCGAGGCGGCACTTGGAGCGTGTCCGCGCTATACGGCAGCCCGGCCAAGGGCTCCGGCGTGCTCAACAACGAGCTGTACGTCGGCCGCCTGATCTGGAACCGCAGCCAGTGGGTGAAAGACCCGGACACCGGCAAGCGCACCCGCCTGGACCGCCCGCGCGACGAGTGGGTGATCGAGGACAGGGCCGAGCTGCGCATCATCGACCAGGAAGTATGGAATGCAGTGCGCGAACGCTTCAGCCGGCCGGCGCGCGAGAGCGGCGGCACCGGCAAGGGCAAGCGCCCCACGACACTGTTTGGTGGGCTTCTCCGCTGCGGCAAGTGCGGGGGTGCCGTGATCGCCACCAGCGGACGGCACTACGGCTGTACCCAGCGTAAGGACCGCGGCCCGGCCGTGTGCGCCGGCGTGACTGCCAAGCGCGCCCTGGTCGATAGCAAGCTGATGGGAGAGATACGCGCCGAGTTGCTGAGCGGCGATGCGCTGGCCGAGCTGCAGGCGGTGATGCGTGAGATCGCGGCCGAGCGTCGGCAGAGCGCCGATGCGGCGATCAGCGCGATCAATGTCGAGTTGGCCAACGTTGAGCAGCAGATCGCGCACTTGGTAGATGCCGTCGTTCAAGTCGGCATCTCTTCCTCCCTGAGCGAGCGCCTAGCCGCAGCCGAGCGCCGCCGCGACGAACTGAAGCGTCAGGCAACCATGGCCGCCGCCTCGGTGCGCGTGGATCTGTCCAAAGTGGCAGCGAAGTGGCGCAAGATGGCCTTCGAGC